GCGTCGGTCGCGTTCGAGGGCAACGGCGTGCTCTCGACTCTGACGGTCTAACGTAATCAAAAAACACAACACACACATGGAAGCCATCGACCTCGTCCGCGAACACTTCAACAGCCTCGGCACTAAGCGAATCGAGGTGCCCGAGTGGAAGCTCGTGATCTACTCCGCGCCGATGACCCTCGCCGAAAAGAACCGAGTCTACAAGAAGAGCGTCGCAAGCGACATGGACCTGCTCGTGGACATCCTGATCATGAAGGCGACCGACGAGGCTGGGAAGAAACTGTTTACCATCGAGCACCGTCCGACGCTGCTGAACAAGGCTGACAGCAACGTGGTGGCACGGGTCGCGAATGAGATGATCAGCTCGGACTCGCCAAAGGCTGATGAGCTAAAAAACTGATCGACGGCGACGACGGAGCCGACCTCGTCGCCGTTTACGCAATCGCGGAACGTCTCGGCAAATTTGCTCACGAAGTCCTCGCGATGCCAGCCGATGAAATGCACGGCTGGATCGCTTACCTAAACCACAAATCTCGACTGCAAAAAGCTCATGGCTGAAGCGACATTTACACTGCGGGCGGTGGACGCGACGAAGCAGGCTTTTGCGAGCGTGCAGAATAACCTATCGAGCATCGACAAGACGACCAAAAGCGTGGCTCGTGGGATCAAGAGCTTTTTAGGCATCGGCGTAGTTGTCGCCGGTCTCGGGAAAATCGCGAGCACGATGCGAGAAGTGGAAGCGAACGGGAAAGAATTTGGTCTCTCGGCCAAAGAAATCGACAACATTTCAGCTGCCACCTCGAAGCTGGACGGATTTATGATGGGCCTTAAGGCGACCGTCGCTTTGACTTTTTCATCGCTCATCAATCTTTTTTCGGCAGCTCGCACAGAGGCAGACGAGATAAATATGAGGTTCGCAAAAGGCGCTCCGTTGATCGATGCGTCAGCAAAACGCCTCAGCGAACTCAGACGACAATTCGACGACATCGGGAAGTCGGAATCCATTTTGTTCGCTGAAACAGAACAGCGAATTAATCAGCTCACGCGGGAAGCTGCTTTGTCTTTTTCTACTGATCCAGTCGGATCAGCTGAAAAACGTGAACAAGCTCAAAGACTTTTAAACGAAAACAAAAAGCGAGGTCTTAAACTAGAGGAAGAAAGTTTCGAACTCCGCAAACAGTTCACCGTCGTCACGGATCAGCTCGGTGAAGCTCAATCGCGTTTGTTTGCCGGAGAAGTATCAGTAGGAGAAGCGGTGCGGAATAAACAGATGGATTCCGTTAGGATCATGGGTGAGCTGATGGCTAAAGAAAACCAATCGATCGAAAGGCAAATCGTTTTAAAGGCGCAACTGGTCGGTGTAACCAATGAGATTGCAGACCTTCAAGAATTTTTAAATCAACCAGCGATGCAGGCAGGCGAAATGATCGCCTCGGGCTTCGAGGATGCGATCTTCTCCGGTCAAAAATTAAGCGAAGTCCTAAAGCAGCTCGGCCTCGATTTGGTGCGCCTTGTGTTTCAGAACGTCGTGACGGCTCCTCTCGCGAAAGGCATCGGGAACCTTATCTCGGGCGCTCGCGCCGACGGCGGACCCGTAAACAGCGGACGCTCCTATCTCGTCGGCGAGCGCGGTCCCGAGCTATTCGTTCCCGGCTCCAGCGGCTCCATCGTCCCGAACGACGCGATGCGATCTGGCGGAGGCGGCGGCGGTCCTTCGGTGAACATCACCTACAACATCGCGGCAGGAGTCACGAGGTCTGAACTCGGACCGATCCTCGAATCCGAACGCAAACGCCTCAAGGCCGAGATTCCCGACATGGTCCGGCGCGGCGGAGCGTACCGCGCCGCGTTCGCATAACCCGCCATGGCTATCACCTATCCACTCACCCCACCGGCTGCGCTCGAAGCATCGAGCCTTTCGATCACGGGCATCAGCGCGACCTCGCGCAACGTCTCGCCGTTCACGCTTCAGACCCAGCAGTACAATTGGCCGGGGCAGGGCTGGCTCGGGAGCGTTGAGTGCCCGCCAATGCAACGCGCGGAGGCTGAGCAGGTGCTCTCGTTCCTACTCTCGGCGCAGCGCGGCACGTTCTATTTCGGCGACTACGCGAACCCCACCGCTCGTGGCAACGTCACCGGGACGCTGACCGTGTCGAGCGCGACGGCGAACACGACCACGCTCGGGATCAGCGGCGCGACCGGCACCTTCGCGGTCGGCGACTGGATTCAAATCTCGACCTCGCTTTACAAGGTGGTGCAGGTCAACTCGTCGTCATCGGTCGATCTCTTCCCGGTCCTGCGCGCCTCCTACGCTGGCGGCACGGCGATCACCTACAGCAGCGCAAAGGGCGTGTTCCGGCTCGCTGAATCAAGCACGCAGTGGAGCATCGACCTCGCGAAATTCTACACGATCAGCTTTAGCGTGGTGGAGGACGTCGCCTAATGAGCATCACGACCGCAGGACGTTCTCTCAGTAACGACATGACGACGCAGGTCAGCGCGTCGCAGCTTGCGCCGATCATCCTCGCGAGCCTTTCGTTCTCGACGCCGGTCAACCTTTGGAGCGGGTACGGCACGATCACCTACAACGGGACAGGCTATCTCGGGATCGGCACGCTCGGGACGATCTCGCCGGTTGAGGAGACGACTGACCTCGCGGCTCGCGGGATCACGATGCAGCTTTCGGGCGTGCCGACGGCGCAGATCGCGATTGCGCTCACCGAAAACTATCAGGGCAGGGAGTGCTCGATCTTGTTCGCGGCGATGGCGAGCGACGGAACGCTTGTCTCGACGCCCGTGACCGTGTTCGCCGGGCGCATGGACGTGATGACGATCAACGACGACGGAGAGCAGGCGATCATCGGAATGAATGCCGAAAACAAGCTCGTAGACTTCCGTCGTCCGCGCGAGGTGCGTTACACTGACGAGGAGCAGAAGGCGCTTTTTCCGAGCGACAAGGGGCTGGAGTTCGTCAACGCGATTCAGGAAAAGGAGATTTACTGGGGCAACGCAAAGTTTACCTCGCCGGTCAACGATCACGGCGGCGCCAACTACGAGACCACGACCTACGAATGATCGCTCGCCGTGACAACTGGCCGGACCTGCTCTCGGCCTACATCGAAAGGAAGCGAAGCGAGCCTTTCGCGTGGGGCTCAAACGACTGCTGCCTCTTTGCGGCGGACTGGGTGGAGCTCTGCACGGGCAAAGATTACGCCGAAACGTGGCGCGGTAGCTACTCGTCGGGGCTCGGTGCGATGCGCGTTCTCGACGAAGCTGGCGGCGTCGAGGCTTTGGTCGATGCGTTGCGTCTGCACCGCGTCGCGCCGCAGCAGGCGAGGCGCGGCGACATCGTTGCACAGCAAGCTGGGGGCGGCATAACGCTCGGAATTTGCATCGGTCCGACGACAGTCTTTGTCGCGAAGACTGGTCTTGTTTTTATGCCGATTTCTAACGTCGAGACCGCGTGGAGAATTTAAAATGCCGCAAGCAATTCCAGCTCTGATCGCTGCTACTGTTGCCGCAGCAAAAACGATAACACTCACGGCGGTTGTAAAATTCATCGCAGTCACGGCTGCGTCGATGGCGGCGTCGAAGCTCCTCGCGCCGAAGCCTCCGAGTTTTGCGGACAGCTCAATGGCGAGCCGGTCGCAGATGGTGCGCTCTCCGATCTCGGCGAGGACCGTCGCCTACGGTCGCAGCAGGGTTTCTGGAACGATCGTGTACATGAGCACGACCGGGAGCACAAACCAGTACCTGCACATTGTCGTCGCTCTGGCCGGCCACGAGATCGAGGAGATCGAGGAAATCTACTTCAACGACGAGCTGGTTCCGCTTTCCGGCAACACGCCGACCGGCTTCTACGCTGGCGTGGCTCGCGTGAACAAGCACCTCGGCGAGTCAACGCAACTCGCGGACTCCGATCTCGTGACCGACACGGCGAGCCTGACCGATGGCCGGTGGACCTCCGACCACAAGCTCTCTGGCATCGCCTACGTTTACGTCCGCCTGACGTGGGATACCGAGAAGTACCCGAGCGGCATCCCGAACATCTCCGCCGTGATCAAGGGCAAGAAAGTGCTCGATACGCGCACGAGCACGACGGCCTACTCTGCGAACCCTGCGCTCTGCCTGCGCGACTATCTCACGGACTCCGCGCTAGGCATGGGCATGAGCGCGACCGAGATCGACGTGACCGCGATCAACGCGGCAGCAAACATCTGCGACGAGCAGGTGCAGATTCTCCCGGTCTCGCCGGTCGTTTATGAGAACCGCTACGAGTGCAACGGCGTGATCGCGACAAGCGCGTCGCCCGACGAGAACATCGGCAAGCTCCTCTCCGCGATGGGTGGTCTGATCGCGTACTCTGGCGGCAAGATCGTCGCCTACGCGGGCGGCTATCGCATCCCGACCGTGACGCTAAACGAGAAGCACTTCGTCGGTCCTCTCAACGTGCAGACGCGCACGAGCGCACGCGACCGGGTCAACACCGTCAAGGGCGTGTACGTCAGCGAGAAGAACGCATGGCAGGTCTCCGACTTCCCTTCGATCTCGTCCGCGACCTACGTCACGGCGGACAACGGCGTGAAGTTCGTCCGCGACGTGGTGCTCCCGTTCACGACTTCGCCGAGCTGCGCGCAACGCCTCGGAGTCATCGAGCTGCGACGCGCCCGCGAGGAGATCACCTTCACCGCGCGCTTCCGGCTGGAGGCAATGCAGGTCCGCGCCGGTGACACGGTGATGATCACGAACGCGAAGCTCGGCTGGTCCGCGAAGGTGTTCGAGGTCATGGAGTGGAACTTCGCGAGCGACGGCAATCCGCCGCAGCTCTACATCGACATGACGCTGCGCGAGACGGCATCGAGCGTTTACTCGTGGACGGTGGCCGACGAGATCGCGGTCGCAGACGCGGCAAACACGACGCTGCCTGATCCGTTCACGCTCGACGCTCCGACGAACCTTGTGCTCACGGCAGACGGCACGACGCAGTTTATTCAAGCGGACGGCACGACGATCCCGCGAATCAAGGTCGAGTGGACGCCACCGTCCGAGCAGTTCATCCAAAGCGGCGGCGCGGTCGTCATCGAATACAAGCCTATCGCAAGCACGACCTACCTGACGTGGAGCCGCGTCGAGGGCACGCAGGATGAGGACTACATCTCAAGCGACGTGAAGATCGGGACAGGGTACAACGTCCGAATCTTTGGCGAGTCGTACTTCAAGGTCACGACAAACTACCTTTCGGGATCGATCACAGTCGCAGCGCGCACGACGCTACCGGGCACGCCTACCGGAGTCACGGCGACAGCGGGCACGGGCAAGGCGGTCTCGCTGGACTGGGACGACAGCACCGAGCCGGATCATTCAGAGTATGGAGTCTATCGATCTGAGACGGGCAGCGGCGGCACGTACAACAAGATCGCCGAAGTCGCCGCGTCTCGCTTCGTGGATCTCAATGTCGTGATCGGCACGACCTATCATTACAAGATCACTGACATCAACCGCATCGAGGAGGAGAGCGCGTTCTCCGCAATTGTTGCGATCACGCCGGTCGTCGTGCCTGAAGGCTCAGTCGATACGACGCCGCCCGCGACGCCGAGCGCGCCGACGTTCGTCAGCGAAGCGACCTACCTCTCAGGCGACGGTACGGTCTTCGCTCGCATTACGATTGCCTTGCCTG